AATTTGAAATAAGAGATAAAATTCTAAAGACTAAAGGTAAAAAATTATCTACTTTAAGAGAAGGTCTTTTAAAAGGAATTGATACTGGTGTTTTTAATCTTGACGAAGCAATGGGTTTATCAGCTACCTTTGAAAATGCTCCAGGCTACACAGAACTTGGACAAGTTATTAAGAAAAAAGTAAATGTATTAAAAGGAAGAGAAATAGATAAACCTTTTTCTAAACTTTTTAAGGATACAATAGATGGCAAAGCTAGTGCAAAAGACATATCTTCTTTTAATAAAAAGTCACAAGCGTTTCAAATTAAACATGGTGTCGATACTCCTATTATAGAATACAGACCTGGAGAAAAATTAGATGCTTCTAAATTTGTAAAACACTTTGATAAACTTTCCGTAGAAGCACAAGCAAATGTAAGTGAGTTGGCGGACAAAGGAATAGCATTAAAATCAAATGCAATGCCCATGAGTAGTTCAGCTTTTAATTCTCTACAAAGTAAATTAATTTCTAGCACAAATAAACTTCCTAAAGCAGATCAACTAAAATTTTGTAGTTTACTTTCTAAAGGCGGATTACCTGGAGATTGTAAACAAGCATTAAAAGCAGATCCAGAAAAAGCAGCAAAGATTTTATCTGAAGCACCGGTAACAAGTGTAGCTATGAAAGATGTAAAAGGTAATGCACAAAAAATGATTCGTTTATTTCGAGGCGAATCTTTTCCACAACGAAATATTAAAGCTATGAAAAGGAGTGCTAAAGATTTTGGAACTACACTAGCTAAAATGAAAAAAGATAAGTTATCTGGTCAATGGTATACTCCTAACCAACAACACGCATTAAGTTATTTATCCGATCCTGGTCGAATTAAATACGTTGATGTAACTCCTGCAGAATTAGAATCTTTTAATAAATACAAAAGTAAAGTAAATAAAACTAAAGTAAAATATGCCGTAAACAAAAATTTAATGCAATCTGTAACTCCTTCTGAATTTCATCAAGTTCTTCCTAGATATAAATTAAAACAAATGGAAGATGCTGGAAGAATAAAAAGTAAATATAGACTTAATCCTTTTAAACAAAGATACGTAGGCGAAATGCTTGTTAAACCCTCTAAAGGAGTATTAGAATATGATAGAGATATTGGAGCTTTTGTGGATTCAGCTTATCCAACACAAAAAGTAAGTTCAGAACAACTTAAAACTTTTGCAGCAGAAAACCCAATGCCGGTTAAAGCTGGAACAGAAGATGCATTAAAACCTATCAAAGGTAATTTATTAAAAACAGTTGGTAAATCTTTGGCCTATGTCGGCGCTCCACTGCCCACGGCTCTTATAGATAGTTACTTTGTAGGTAGACAAATATCAGAAGATAAATCTGCAGCAGAAATTGCCAAAGATCCGTTGAACTGGTTAGGACTAGCTACTATGTCATCACTATCAAATATTTCAGGAGTTACAAAACCGGGTAAAGTAAATGCAGCATTAAGATTAGGAATGAGTCCAGGATTAATTAGAGGTGTTAGTAGATTTGCAGGTCTACCAGGACTCGCGATTAGTACAGCGTTGACTGCGTATGATCAATATGAGAAGTATAAAAACGAAGAAGGACTGATATACAATTTTTTCAACAAAGGCTCTAAAGCGATCTAATTGACAGAGTCAAAAACAACTGATACAACCCGATAAGGTGTTGAATCAACAAAAAATAGAGGATAGAATAGCTCATGGCTACAATAGATAAAAGTTTACCCAATACAAAAACGGAAATAGAAATTCCAGGAGAAGAAGTTCTTATTGGAGCACAAGAAGAAGAAGTTGTTAAACAAGAAGGTAAAGAAACAGATATTCAAATTGAAGAAGATGGCAGCGCAACTGTCAACTTTGATCCGGGAGCAGTTGCTCCTGAAGGTGGTGAAGAACACGACTCTAACCTAGCAGACTTTTTAGAAGATAGTGTTTTAGATCCGTTAGCATCAGAGCTAATGGACAAATACAAAGATTACAAACAATCAAGACAAGAATGGGCGGATAGTTATAGAGAAGGATTAAATCTACTTGGATTTAAATATGTAACTAGAACAGAACCTTTTAGAGGAGCTAGTTCAGTTACTCACCCAGTTCTTGCAGAAGCCGTTACACAATTTCAAGCACAAGCTTACAAAGAATTATTACCTGCAGATGGTCCAGTTAGAACTCAAATTATGGGTGATGCAACTGTTCCTAAAGAAGAACAATCTAAACGTGTTAAAGATTTTATGAATTATCAAATTATGGATCAAATGAAAGAATACGAACCTGAGTTTGATCAAATGCTTTTCTATCTTCCCCTGTCAGGCTCTACTTTTAAGAAAGTTTACTATGACGATCTTTTAGGTAGAGCTGTTTCAAAATTTATACCCGCTGACGATTTAGTGGTGCCGTACTCTGCTACCTCATTAGAAGATACGGAAGCTGTAATCCATGTTATACGTATTTCACAAAATGATTTACGTAAACAACAAATCAATGGCTTTTATAGAGACATTGATTTGGGAGAACCGCCTTTACAAGAAGATCAGATAAAACAAAAAGAATTAGAGTTAGAAGGTATTCAACAAAATGGTACAGAAGATATGTTTACTATTTTAGAGATGCACGTTAACGTAGATTTAGATGGTTATGAAGATGTTAACCCTGAAGATAATGAACCAACAGGAATACAACTACCTTACATTATAACAATCGACGAAGCTAACGGAAAAGTTTTATCTATTAGAAGAAACTACGAAGCAGGAGATCCGTTAAAAAAGAAAAAAGATTATTTTGTACATTACAAATTTTTACCAGGTATGGGTTTTTATGGTTTAGGTTTAATTCACATGATTGGTGGCCTAAGTAGAACTGCAACTGTAGCTTTAAGACAATTATTAGATGCAGGAACTTTAGCTAACTTACCAGCTGGTTTTAAAACTAGAGGTGTTAGAATGAGAGATGATGCACAGCCATTACAACCTGGAGAATTTAGAGATGTAGATGTTCCAGGCGGAAATATTAAAGATCAGTTTATGCAATTACCATTTAAAGGACCAGATGGAACTTTATTACAATTAATGGGTATTTGTGTTCAGTCTGCTCAAAGATTTGCAAGTATTGCAGATGCACAAGTTGGAGATATGAATCAACAAGCTGCAGTTGGAACAACTGTTGCATTATTAGAACGTGGCTCTAGAGTTATGTCTGCTATTCACAAAAGATTATATGTAGGATTAAAAAATGAGTTTAGATTATTAGCAAGTGTATTTAAAAGTTATTTACCACCTGAATATCCTTACGATGTTCCAGGAGCATCAAGAAATATTAAAGTGCAAGACTTTGATGACAAAGTAGATATTTTACCGGTTGCAGATCCTAACATATATTCTCAAACACAAAGAATTTCTATGGCGCAAACACAATTACAACTAGCGCAATCAAATCCTAAAATGCATAATCTATATCAAGCATATAGATCTATGTATGATGCAATTGGTGTTAAAAATGTTAATGCAATTTTACCACCACCACAACCACCACAACCTATGGACCCAAGTTTAGAACATATTTTGGCTATCAGTGGTAAACCTTTTCAAGCTTATCCAGGTCAAGACCATAAAGCACACATTGATGCTCATTTAAGTTTCATGTCAATCTCTATGGTACAGAATAATCCAATGGCAATGATGTCATTACAAAAAAATATACTAGAACACATTAGTTTAATGGCACAAGAACAAATACAATTAGAATATGTTGAAGAAATGAAAGAATTACAAATGATTCAACAACAAATGGCACCAATGATGCAAAATCCACAAGCTGCACAAATGATGAAACAAAATCCACAAGCAATGCAGATGCAACAACGTGTTCAACAACTAACTTCTATGATGGAAGCTAGAAAAGCAGTGTTAATTGCAGAAATGACTATGGATTATGCTAAAGAAGAAGATAAAATTAGTTCAGAGGTAGGTGGTGATCCATTACTTAAACTAAAATCTAGAGAATTAGACTTAAAAGCTAGAGCAGATCAAGATAGAACTGACAATAATGCAGCAAGACTTGATTTAGACACTATGAGAGCTATGATGAATGACCAACATCACGATGAAAGCCTAGAACAAGACCAAGAATTGGCTGAAATGCGTGCAGGAGTTTCTATTGCTAAACAAGAAATGGCAGACCAAAGTAAAAGAAACGATTTTGGTAGAAATTTTAAGAAAAATTAACTATAATATTATTAAGGAGAAACATTATGACTAAAGATTGGCAAAGAGGCTCAACTTTCATGAATGAAGACGTTAAAGTAACTAAAGAACTTGG